CACGCTGATCGCCTGTCGGATCGCCATAGACATACGTATGCGCGCCCGTCTCCTGTGGAATGTCCAGATCATATGAGACGCGAATGACGCCGCCGGGGGTTACCCATATGGCACACGACGCGAATTTCATCAGCTCGTCTATGAGTTTCGCAACATTCTCGGCGCCCGCCTCCAACGTGATGCTCTCCACAGGACAGAGATTGTAGTCAGTACCCGGGTCGTAAATATCGCCGATCAACGCGCTGTCAATGCCCGCATCGGTGAGCAGATCAGTAACCGCGTCGGTAAACGGGCGATTATTCCAGGTGAGATCACTACTCAGCGGTTTGTCGAGTTGCCCGAGGATATCAATGAGCGTCAATCGAAAACCGAACGGCGCGATGCTCACCACGGGCTGGTCTGCAAACCCGGTAAAAAACCGACGGCGCGCTGACACACCGTCAACGCCCGCAGCATTGATCACGACGTAGGCAGAAAGCGGCTCGCCTGTCGTGATCTCGACATATCTGTCGAGTACCACCGTGCAATTACTGCGTTGCTGATTGTAGCCAATGCGGCGCCGGGGGAATGTCACGCAACGATAGTACACGCCGTCAATATAAACGGCGGCATTCCACGTGACGTGTCGATCAGTAACGGGGAATGGAATAGTCACCCTTCAAACCTCAGTGTGCCCACATACTCATAATCTGTGCAACTCGCGAGCAATTCGGTGAGCGTGACGCCGACCAATGTTACGTCATACGTATTTGTGCCGTCGCTGAGTTGCCCCGGCTTGCCATACAGTTGTGAGACGTTGCGGAGTTTTAATGCGTCGGCAGTCGAGCAACGGACCTGAAAATCGCCGCCTTTGAATACGAGCGGGCCGTAGCCGAACACATCAACACGCCCCGCGATACCGCCGATGAACATATTCGTCTCATAGCGCGCCTCCCGTTGCGGTGTCAGTTTCGCGTTATCGCCCGCCTGTGGCTCAAATGTTGCCGACACTGCCCCGACCGTAAACGTCCACGCCACTAGCGCACCCCCTGCTTCAGCACATCATCCTGACCGTATTCGAGTGCTGCCATAATGCGCGCCGCTGCCATGTCGGCAACCTGCTGCGCTCGCTCGGCACTGTCCACGCTGCCGATGTTCATATTCATAGACACGCTCGCATTCCCGCGCCCCATCGCGCTGCCAGTCACGCCTGCCGGGAGTACTGCCGATGCTTGCCCAAGGTTGACGAGTTCTGGCCCCTGCTCTCCAACGACCGTCCAGCCGGAGCCTGTGCCGCCCATGGCGCGCTCACCAAATTGCGACGCCACAACGCCGGCGCCCTCCTGGATATCAGTACCCCACTGCGAGAGCCAGTCAGGCGGCCTGATGTTACGTAGTTTTTCGCCAAGATTGAGGATGTTCCCAATGGCGTTTTGAATAGCCTGCCCAATGGCCTGGAATGCGGCAATGATCGGATCGATGAAATTGGCCCGAAACACCTGGAAACCCGCCACTGCTGCCGCGAACGCGGCATCGATATCAATGCCGAACGCTGCCATAGCCAGGCGCACAATCTCGACGATCATGTTGAAACCATTCTCAAACATTTGCGCGAATGTCAAAACGAACTGCAGGCTAAACTGCTGGATAGTCTGCCACGCGCCGCGCCAGTTTCCATCGATGATCTGGAGCGCCAACGTGATCGCGGCTGTGATCGCGTCCAAAAACAATCCGACGGCAGTGCTGATCTGCTGCCATGCCATTGTCAGGATGCCGACAATCTCATCGCCGTGCGCAGCGATGAATGCCGCGATACCCTGCAATGTAGGCACGATGGTTGCATCTATCAATTGGATAGCGAGTGATATGATCGTCGTGATCTGCTGCCACGTCGTTTGAAAGAACATCTGAATACTGGCGCCGTTCTCTTGTAGGAACGCCTGAATAATCCCGAACCCGCTCTGTACGATGCTGGTGATGGCGGTGACAACCGCGCCGAGTGTCTGCTGCAGCATGGCCCATTGCTCGCCTAGCCCGATGGTCGCCATACTGAAGCCCTGCGTTGCCGCTTCTGCGCCCTGGAATGCACCCTGGATAGACGAGACGAGCGGCCCAATGATAGCACCAATCTGGCCTGCTAATTGCTGGAATTGAAATATCAATTCACCAATAAACTGCACCACCGGCTGCATCGCGTCGGGTAGGTGCCAAAGCCAATCGTTGAGATAATCGCCTTCTTCCAGAACAAAACCGAGGTAGCGCGCCAATGGCACAACGACAGCCATAAACCTATCGAGCGCACCCACTGCCATATCAATCCAGCCGGGCGCGTTCGTGCCGAACCACTCAATAGCCGATATAATATGCGGCATAGCCTCATTGGCGATCTCGAGGAGTTTATCCCCAAGCGGTGCCAGTGCCGCCGTGGCCTCGCTCGTGATGCCTGCCCACAGCGCGCCGAATGTGCCGTACTGCCGTCCACTCTCTTCGATCTCTGTACCGAGGGCCTCTACCCCTTCGAGCGCCTCCCCAAGCGCGAACGTGGCATCGGCGCCAAAATCCTCAAACGTGACGCCAAATGCTTGCACGCCCGCCTCTTGCCGGAGCAGGGGGTCCTCGATACTCTCGATACTATCGGCAATGCGTTCAAATGCCTGTCGCTGCGTAATCTCGCCGCGTGCGAACTGATCAAAGAGCTCAGCGGTGCTCTCGTCAATGTCGCGGATGTTTTTGATGACTGCTGGGTCACGAAGGCGGATGCCAAATTCGTTAAAGGCATCGCCAACTTTGTCGGTATTCATAAATCCGGCCTCGAGCCCCTCATTGATCAATGCGAGGGAGTCAAAGCCAGTCACGCCGAGATCGGCGAAATCATCAGAGTATTCGTTGAGCGTATCGTTGAGGTCACTGAACCGATCAAGGCCAAGCTCTTGCCCTTCAGTCAGTACCAGGAACGCATCTTCTGCCGATGTTCCGAACTCATCTTGCACACGCTGTGCGCTGCGGGCTGCCTCGGTCAGGTCCTGATCATACGCATCGGCAAGGAACAGTGCATCCGCTGTCGCCTCGTCAAGCGCGCCGCCGAACGCCTTTTCGAGCGTCGCAACGCGCCCTTGAGCTGAGATCGCCGCCGCGCCGATGCCCGCAATGGCGCCCACGGCAATGGTTGCACTCGCGGCGATGCCTGTCGCCGCCGCGCCCATCCCGGCAGACAGTGCGCCGCTGATGCGGTTTCCGCTGCGCTCCGCACGGTTCGCAACATCACGCGTGCCGCGATCAAACTCTGACGCGTCCAGAGAGAGCAGGACATTTAGTTGTTCTAACACATCAGCCATTATGCAGCCTGTGTCCTATCATCACCACCGAGTGCCTGTACCCACATCCTGAGAATGGCGGCCTGCTCTTCAGGTGTCTGTGGCTTGGGCGGCGGCCTGTCAAATTGAGGCATAAATTCCTTCGGTGCGTACGGTTTGCGCCGTTTTTTCTTGTCGCGGTTTGTTTCGGCGATCACCGCCGCGATCATTCCAGAGCGCAGATCGGCGCGCTCTTCACCCCACGGATCGAGATCGTAGTACAGTTGCCACAGCACCCACGTCTCCGCGCTCATCTCCTCGAGCAACGTGTATGGATTGGCGATGTAGCGCCCGCCAGCCTGCAACGCTAATCGATAGAGGAGCCGTTGCTGGGGCTCACGGATTTTTTTGCTAGCTCTCCCTGGCGCGCCTTATCGACGCCGCTAAATTCCAAAATCTCCGGCAGCAGTGTTGCCATGACCGCCGCTGTCCCTGGCAGGCTGTAGAGTTTGTCGACATCCTTATCAGAGTAAAGCCGCTCGCCATCCTCGCCAACCATGACGCGTGCCAATACCTGCACGCCCGCCCGCGCTACGTCGCCGTTCTCTTTCGCCTTCAAAAATACCTGCAAATCCGCTGCACTCATCGGCACAATGCGAACATCCCCGCCCCACTCGGGGACGGGGATATCGCGGTACCGCTGCTCTCGTGTCTCGATTTGCTCGCGTGTGAGCAGCATGGCCCTCTCCTATAATAGCGTTGGCTTGCCCGACGGCTTGAGCGTGATGTTTGCCACGGCCCGACCATCGATCGGCGTTTCAGGGCTGAACGACATGACAAACGCCGTCACCACAAACGCTGCGATTACGTTATCACTACCATTAGCCTTAACCTCGACCATCCATTCGCGGTTGCATCCCGCAATCCAGTCGTCATAGAGTATCCGGTGTGATGTTTCAGTCGGTTTCCAGTTGACTACCATCTCGATATCATCGGTGGTTTTGAGACCAGCGATAAACGTGGTAAACCCATCCGGCGTATCATGATGGGTTGTCTCGATTTCGGCGGTCGTACCACCGGGTGGATTAATCTGATTGATGAATGTGACGCGTTCCCATTGCGGGTTATTAGCGTCGCCATCAGAGCGCCATAACGTCGTGCCGTATGCCCAGATAGCATCACCGGTTGTTGGGCAGTTTGCCATGATGCCCTCCCTCTAGCCCTGGTTCGGGCGGAACACAGCCGCCTTCGCCGTTGCGGTACCGCTTTCCTCAACTGTCAGGTACACGAGCGAGCCGCCGTCGGGTACCCACCCTTCGAGTACCTCAAACTCGAAGATGGTGAAGGCCATACCATCAACCTCTTTAACCTTATCAGCCTGCACACCATACGGGTTGTTCGTACCTTCCACGGTTGCGCTGATGGTATCGCCCGACGATGCGGCATCGTTCCAGACGATCAACACGTCGCCTTTTTTGGCGTTGAAACTGTTCGCGCTGGCGCCCGTGTCCAAGTCAACCCACGCGCCCGTGGCCGCGCCATTTGCCGACGCCAGCGATGGATACGTCCCTACGCCTTCTACTACGGTAATCGTCGCCATACTATTAGCCCTCCTTGTGAGCTTCTACATAGAATGAATGATCAGTTCTGAATGGGTCATCGATATCGATGCGGCTGTCGAACGCAACCGGCTCCGCTGTCGCAAAACCCGCTGCCAGCAGTACATCGCACAGGCGCGGCACATCCCAGACGTAACGATGCGGGTCGCGTGCCACGTTAAAAATGACAGCGTTGACGTAATCAATCGGCTGTGGCTCCTCCACGCCGGGAATGGCAGAGCAGACGAACTGTGTAAATCCCTGCCAGCCAGACACATCCCCGCGTACATAGTCAGCCAGCAGGCGCGGCACATCTGGCAGCACGAGCCGCACCACACCACCAGGCAAGAGCGCCCTGTGGCACTCGTCAATCAGTTTCGACGCGACGGAATAGTCGAGATGCTCAAGGACGTGCGATACATAGATGTAGTCAACACTGTTGTTAAAAAAAGGTAATCCCTGGCGGATATCGTGCGCCTTGACGCCTGCACGGGGCGCGCTGTCAATGTTAATCCAGCCATCGCGCACGTCGGTGCCACACCCCAGATTTACCATCACATGGCGCGGCGCGCCGTGCGATTGACGATTGAAATAGCACAATACTTCATCCACAAAGCGGAAATCCTCGGGACATTGTTCGTACAATTCCTGGATAAAAATACCGTCATGCACGGACAGTTCGCACCACCGCAGGTCGCCGATCAGATCGCGGCGCAGTACGAACTGCGCTGTGTCGATGCTGCCGATGCGGACGTTTTCCGGCGCGGCCTGCAAGAGACGCCGCTCGTCAGCGCGCTCCTGAGAAAACACAAACGCCCGCGCCTCCGGCTGCGCTGCGATCTCCTCCTCGAGCCGCCGAAAAAATCCCGGATGCACGCTGTTGTCATCGTCCAAAATCCAAACCCACCCATCACGGATACTGGAGAGTGCCGCGTCAACGTTGCGCGCCATATCGGCCCGCCCATTGCCGGGATGTGTGGCGCCGTGTGGATGGATGATGTAGTGCCGAATGTCCAGGTTGTGGCCTTCGGCAGCGTTCAGGCTCTCGAATATGCCCGGTAGATATCCCGGTCTGCTCAACGCGGTGATGATGGTCAGTGTTGGGTACTCGTTCATGCCTCAATCCTGTGCATCTTCTCTTTGTTGATGTCCGGCCAGAGTGTCACGAACGCGCCGTTCTGCATATCGATATGCCCACATATGATACTGGTATCGCATACCTGTTTGATGCCTGCCATCTGGCAGTCGAATGCAAAATAGGTGTCCTGCGAGGAGTGGGCGCCTTCTCCAATGCGATGCTCGACACGGTAGCGGATGTGTTCCAAGACGCGGCGGCGAATGAGGGTGAAGCCATTGCCCTGCCCTTCGCATTCGATCACGCTGCCCCACGCAGCCCGCGCCCGCTCTGGGAAAAATGACAATGATTGTCCTGTGAACGTGACGCTATCCATCGCCGGGAACGCATTCCAACGAAAGAATGGCGGCTGCCTGAAACAGTAGAGCGCATAGCCGACATCGGCATCGTGCTCGTCTAGCGTGGCAAGCATCCGTGTGAGCGCGTCTTTCTCGAATACGATATCTTGTTCGACAGTCAGCAGATAGTCATAGTTGCCGCGTAGGCACATATCTCGGGCCTGATTGTACTTCCAGGCAATGCGCGTTTTCGCGTCGGCTATATGCTCGTCACCACCTCGCAGCATCACAATGTCAGACTGGTATGCGCGGCTGTGCTGGAGTTGAAACAGGCTGTCCAGGGTGCGCCGATGAATACCAGTATGGATGGGGATGGCAATCAAAACATTAGACATAGCGACACACCACCTCTACTCCGGCATGCTGCCAGTTCTCTTGAAACCACCCGCGAATGACAGCGCGTAGGGCAATCGTTGACGCTGGCACATCATCCGCTCGCGTCATATCAATATATGCCGTCTCGCCCGCGTTCGTTGTCTGATAGATCAGTGGCGGCTCATACGCGTACCAGGTATCACCGTCCGGGCTGTGCTCAATCTCCACTGAGACGTGCCCGCCGTTCGCATTGCGGCCCACACTGATGACCCATTTGAGCGCGTCATACGCCGCGTCAACCGGGCCGACGACGCGCCCGCTTGTGCCGTTCATCAGTGCGAATGGCTTCTGGCGTGCCACGATGCCGAGCCGCTCCAGTTGTGCTGTCGATACTGCTATCATCCCCGTCCTATGATGTAATCTTGCCGCGATACATAATAATCCACATCCGGCTCGTAACTCGCTACTTGATTACGCAGGAATACGCGCCCCACTCTAACGCCGCCCATATCGCCAGAGAAGCCCGACAACCGCTCGCGTATCTTGTCGAGCAATCCATCAGCATCGATACGCCGCACACCGAACGCGCTGATTTGAATGCGCACATCATCGGTGCAAGTATCACCGTCGTGCGTGTAGGACGGCGCGGTACTGATGCGCTGATAGATGGCAGCAGGCAGATCGGGCTGCTGCGGTAATCTATCTGGATAGAGCCGCAAATCCGTGATGCTGCTCTTCAGGTATGTCCACAACCCCTGCTCAATCGATGGCGTCATTTATCGCATCCCGTAGCGCGTCCTGGATTTCCAGGTATGCGTTCTCGCGCTCCTGATCAAACGCGGGCCTCAGGTACGGCTGCGCTGGCTGACTGTAGAGCCGCCCAAGTGTGTCGCGTCCGTTAAAGCCGAACTCGATACGCCGGGCATAGGCCAGGTTCGTCCCGATGGCTGCGCTGGCACTCGTGGCGCTGCTCTCACTGATCTGCACGGTGATGGATCGCCGGAGCGTGCCGGTTTTGACGGGCGCCCTCACCTGCGCCTCGTTTTTGATAAGTTGCCCGCCCGTGAGCACCGCCGCCTCCAGTTTCGCCTGCCGCATTTCCTCGGACATGTCTAGCAGTTTGCGCTTGAGTTCGGGCAGTCCCTCAATTGTCACGGTGCGCTTCGCCATAAATTACTCACTATTCCGCATTGCAAAGCCTTGACAAGTACACTTGCTTATGGTATGATTGTAAGCAAGTTAGACATACACATTACTGAAAGGTACACGGCAATGGAAACGACAATCTCGATCAACGGCAATGAGCGAATAGAAGTCGTCTGGGCAGGTGACAAGACAACGGCAACGAACGAAGGTGCAAAACTTCTCAACCGTGGGTTTGCAGTTAAGGTGTATGATAGTGGTTTCGGGGTATGGGTTGCAGAA